CTTGACCCAATATCCGCAGCACTTAATTTAGGTACGACTCTCATTGAGCGTATCTTCCCTGATCCTGAAAAGGCTGCTAGTGCAAAGCTAGAACTTTTAAAGATGCAACAGGCTGGTGATTTAGCCATTATGACTGCACAGACAGATATTAATAAGGTAGAGGCTGGCAATAGTTCAATATTTGTATCAGGCTGGAGACCGTTTTGTGGTTGGGTATGCGCCCTAGCATTATGCTATCAATACTTATTTAAACCATTAATTACCTTTAGTGCTACATGGGCAGGATTTACTGTACCTGAAATGCCAGGACTAGATGACAACTTATGGCAATTACTCATGGGTATGTTAGGTATGGGTTCTTTACGCACTTTTGAGAAACTCAATGGTGTAGCCTCTAAATGAAAGATAACTTTCAAAAATCCCTTAAGTATGTCTTGAATGAAGAGGGAGGATATGTTTGGGACAAGCGTGATCCAGGAGGGGAGACTAATTTAGGGGTGACTCGTAATTCTTGGGCAGGATGGTTAAAAAGAGATATACAAGACGGAGAAATGGCTAAACTAACTGTAGCAGACGTTACTCCGTTCTATCATGATTTATATTGGGGTAAGTTATGCGATAGTTTACCTTTAGGACTTGATTATTTGGTCTTTGATGCTGCCGTTAATATGGGAGTAGGGCAAAGTACAAGATTGCTACAAAAGTCTCTTGGATGCCTCCCTGACGGTGTAATAGGCCCCATTACAATGAAGGCTATTCAAGATTCTGAAATAAAGAATCTAATTAATAAATTCTGTGACCAAAAAGAGAACTTTTACAAAGGACTTAAGATATTCCCTATCTATGGAAAAAGTTGGTTGGCTAGAGTAGGTAGGTCTAAAATTAACGCTATAGGGATGATAAATGGCAACTAAACCTGGCTTATATGCCAATATTCACAAAAAGAGAGAACGTATCGCAAAAGGTTCAGGTGAGAAGATGAGAAAGCCTGGTACTAAGGGTGCGCCTACTGCTAAAGCATTTAAAGATTCAGCCAAGACGGCTAAAAAGTAGTCAACCAGACGAGAAGGGTATCAAGAACCTAGAGATTTTTCTGGTTTCTTTCTAGGGCATCAACGAATTGGCAGTCGAGCTTGTGTCCCCTTCACCTACTCTTCATCTACCTGCTGTGATTCCTCACGAATCATTTGGATACCTTTTATTATCATAGACATAAACCCTTCTTGGATAATAATTTTATGAGCATCAGCATCTAGTTCTACCTTGAGGTCGGCTGACCCATCAGGGTTCTCAATAAGTTCTGTAACTCGTATGTTCATACTTTGTGTACCTTTCCTCTAAATTGAACTTCACCTTCTTCTTCATCCCATACCTGTACCATCTCAGGCATTAGTAATTGTGATTTATGCCATGTCATTAAAACAAAGCCTGACCTCCAGTTGACTGGGTTATCCTCACAGTAGTCTATGAACTGGTTGCCTTTAGGGTCGGCTAACGTACCAGTTTGTATACCATAGCGAGTACCGTTCTGAAAGTTTGGCGAATGATCGGTATATGCGTCAACCGATAAAACATGAGTATGACCAGTGGCAATATGGACACCACTATGAAGGGTATTATTAGCTCCACCAAATTTACCACCTTTCCATCTATGTTTGATTTGACAATCATTGTTTATAAAGTACGACCAACAAGGCTTCCATATAGGGAAATGGTCAGACAAACTGAAGCCATCTACGCCACTAAATTGAGGCACGTTATTCGAGAGATATGACTCGAAACGAGCATCGTGGTTGCCTAGAGTCCATATTAAATTACTTTTAAACTTACTAGCCTTCTCTATTTCACCAAGATAGTGCTTGACTGCATCTAATTCTTCAATCACAGAGGGTACGCTGCCCCAATTTATTCTGGCGTGACGACTGATAGAAGTTCCGTCAAAAGCATCTCCGTTACAGATAATGACTTCAGGTTGAAATTCTTTAATGGATTCTATGAGGGCTTGGAAGGCTGTTGTGTCTGTATCAGGGTAGAAGTGTGCGTCTGAGAATATAATTGCACGACCCTTTTCTAATGTAATGCCACGTCTTACGTGATGTCTTGTTTCTTGTATTCGTCTATTGAGTTGTTGCTTGATTTGGTTTATTGGTGGGCTTGTTGGTGGTGGTTCTTGTGCTGTTTTTAATTCTATTTGGTAATCTCTTTCTATTCGTCTTCGCCTAGCCAGTACCGCTCGTACTGCAACTGATAGTGCTTCTGCTACTCTAGTCCCTGACTGTAATTGATTCCATATTTCAATAAATTCTTCGTCAGAGCATCTTGCATTGTTTAAAGTTCCCACTTCATTCTCCCTTAATGATGGTATACAAATAATCTATAAATTTTGGATTGTCAAAGAATACTGCTGCTAAACCTGAACCCACCCCATGTACCTGTCGTTCAGTCATATCTAAATTCATCTCGTAATCTATTGCATGAGTAATCTCATGGATTAGAGTATCAAGTAATAATGCTTTGGTCATTCCTCCCTGTAGGGTAATCACGTGCTTGGCAGAATCGCATTGCCCATGATCATCCATCTTTGCGTCAACTACTATCTTAAATCTCTTACCAATAATCTTTAACGTCTTCATATATCACCTATAAAGTTGGGACTACTCACTATCTGACAGAGGGGGATCTGTCAAAGGGGAGGGAGGGAGTGATAATTTTCGTCCCATTGTTATTGTAACTTAAAAAGTAGCTTTCCAATGTGGGCAAAACTGTGATACAGAACAATAATTTGCACACCTTTTATGTTCTTTAGGGCGATGTTCTATGAAATATCCCTTTTCTACTGTCTCAGGTTTAATTTCAAAGAGTTTAGTGGCACGTTTACCACCTTCCTTCATCAATGCCCATTTCTCTTGAGTTGACCATCTTTCCTCATCCGTACAGACAGGAGGGTCGGCTAATTGGTGAAGTTGTATCCGAGTGGATACATATTCTTCTGCCTTCTCTAAATCCCATAATGGTACATCTATAATCTGTACTTGTGTCTGTGGATACTCAGGGTCTTTCTTTGCTTCCATTGGTCGCCAATCTCTAAAGATAGCAACTATCTGTAGTTTATCTACAACAGTGTTGTTTTTGTGCAACAACCATCTCAGTACGTTGAGTTGATTTTCCCATTCAATCTTACCGTCTGAAGCATAGACTGAAGTAACCTTGTAATCAGATAGCGTAGAACCCTCTAAAACGTCAAATTGACCGCCTAATTTCCATCCTAATACCTCAGCATATACTCGTTCCTCAACTCGTGCTGTAGACCCTTTATATGCGTTCTCAAGGATGCCATGAACGCTACTTCCAAGTAATGCCCAAATACGGCTAGAAACATCTTCTTCAATGTCATCATCATGTTCTATACGCAACTTACGTATAAGAGGTGGTTGAATTAATGTAGTGACAGTAATATCGCTACTACCTGCTGAGTAATACTGATTGTTTACTGCATTTACCAATGGTTCTGGTAAGTTAAGTCTGTTGGTGATACGCATTATTTTCCCCCTAAAAAAGTAATTCTTGAATTGCTACAGTTCCCCCAGAGTCATATCTTTTAGAATCTCCTTTTGGATATGGCTCTACCTTGTACAACAATTTTGATCTTAACACTTTTTTATCAGTTTTTGTTCCATGAAAATATATATAACGGTGTTTTCTTGACCTTTGAGTGTAATAAAAATCATCACCATATTTTTCTTTAATACTTTCTAATGTCATACCATCTGATAAAGTTTTACTATGTTTGTGTTCCAATCCTTTAACAGTCCAATCAACACGATTAGCTGATAACCCTGTATATAAAAAATTTGTTGCCTGATATACATATCCAACATGACCTTGATTTGTATCTGCATAAGAAACAATAATGCTTGGTTTAGGCAACAATTTAATACTATTTGAAACTAAAAAACTAGCCTCATTTTTATCATTGTTCATTAAACAAATACGATTTAATTCCAACACTTTGTCTGAGTATTCTTTGCCACAAATACCCATACACAAAGATGGACTAGCTGGTATGCCATACGTAATTATACCCACAAGACCCCCTCCTATTTTGTACAGACCAAATGCAAACATAATTTGTGGAATACGTTTTGCATAATGTTTTTCTAATAACCAAGAGTAAGATTCTTCATTTTTAATTGGAAGAACTCTCACTTCTTTCCCCAAAAGTAAAGATCACACGTATTTTGATACACACTAAACCCATATTCTTTAAACATATCATCTATGTCAAAGACTGCCCTAAAATCTCTTTCCGTCAAATTACGGTAGTAATCATCGGTAAATGGTGAGTCAGCTTTATTTGTCCTAGAAGTCCCATGTTCAGGCCTTCCTTCCGTAGCACACGTAAAGATGACTAATCCATTACACATTTCATACATTCTTTGGAATGTCAGCACCCAATGTTTATCATGTTCAAAACATTCACACGATATAACAGTATCAAATGATTTATTCTTAAAGGTTAATTCATGTCCCTTAGAGATTAAATCAACATCTTTACCAAGTGCTAAGTCTACTCCAATGTACGTACAATCTTCAAAGAAGATACGCACCGTACCGTTGATGTTGAGTGATCCTATCTCAAGGACTTTAACCCCCTTAAAATGCTGAGGGAATCTGTCCTTGACGCTCTTTACAAAGTCGAGTTGAGGTTGATGTGACATACTAGAATGGAATATCAGAGTCGTCTTCTTTAGGGGCTGGCTCAGGCTCATTTACAGGAACCTGACGTTCTTCCATTTCTTTACTCATCAATATCTTCTTACGAATAAACTCAGGAAGTGCCTCAAAGACTTCTTTATTAAAATCATTAATATCAAATGTCACAGCAGGATTACTTAGTTCCTCACATGGCATACCCTTTGGCAAGGACATAATCGAGGTCACATTTGCATAGGATTTGTCGCCAGACTTCTTATGGGTAATCTGAATCATACAAGGCTTATCTAAGACGTTTTCTAGGCTGAAGTTGGCTAGTTCTTGGTCAGTAAATGCACGACCTCTCCATGCCTCTAAATCCTTCTTTAAAGACGATTTAGGGGTGATTCTAGCCGTATATTCTTTAGCAATGACAAATGGTCTACCATCCGACATTTTTTCACTAATTTCCCATGTAATACGGACAATAGGTTTAACACTAGCTTGTCCCTCAAAAACAACAGTTTGATGCCCCAAGTCCACAATAGAATAACATCTGGCTGCAAATGTCCCCTCTGGACAGTTCTCATACTTCTTACTCGTAGTTCCGCTTACTGTTAATGACATAATAGTTCCTTTATCTTGTTAATTTTTAATTGTGTTTCTGTAATGCTCTTTTCTACTACTGATTTTTGCCAATGGTAATACTCAATTTCTCTTTCTAATACAGACAAGTGATCCTTAAGTATTTCTTGGTCTTCTGAATATTGATACCCCTGTTCAACTGTTTGATGATATTGCTCTTGACTCATACTTCCTCCCTTTTAAATTTTCCCTATTCAAATAATACTTGCACTCTAAAACTGTGTCAACTACTTTATTGACATCCATAACCCATAATTAGCACCTGCGTAGCATAAATACGTCACTCCCATTGGTGCATTACCTTTAATGAATTGTTCTAATGCTACATAAGCATATATAACACCAGTCAAAATAATTAAAGGACTACTCATTTATTTCCTTTTATAAAATTAAACTAAATTGATACTTCTAGGTAAAAAAATAAACTACAAAATGTTACTCATAATGCACAAAAACGATAATTTGTGTACAAAATGTTTAACAAACCACACATTTATTCAAAATTCATGAATACCGAACGGTAAATAAACCCATTCTTACACCCATTTACACTCAATATATTACCTATCGGTAAATTTCCACAGGCTATAACTTGTTACATTCATTTACAGGCTTTGGCTTGTACACTTTACTGCACTTAATATTTATAAAAAATACATTTTTATGCACGTTCACTTACTCCTGACAACTCCTTCATCCGTCCTAACAATTTAGCCAATGGTTCAATCATCATGGCACGAGTACAACTTACATGGATGGGGTTAAACACTCGACCACTATCCGACTCCTCTTGGTAGTCCAAGTAGTCCTCAAAGAATGATTTGACTAGGGTTTGTAGTTCAGCTTGTTGACGTAGCATTTTAGCTGCTTGGTCATTAAAACTATTATCACCAGCACCTTCTACTGCATCTGCTAATTCATTGGCAGTCATTTTTTCCTCGCTATTCTGCAATCTGCTTTCTGTTGTTGTGTATAGTCAGGACTAATCTCAGCTAACTCACAACTCTTTGTATCCCAATTTGTTTGCTCATTAAGTATGGCAAGCCACACCATAGAAACAACTCCAATCCATAATGCAATAGTTAAAGTCATTATCTCAACAAACTTTTTCAAAATGGGGCCTCTTCTACTTCATAGGTTTTAAACTTCTGAGGTAATTTACGAATAGTTAAGTCAGAAGTGCCTACAAAACATTTGGCATCTTCTTTAGTCCAAAAGCCCCTTAACTTTTCATCTCCCTCATAGACCATATAACGTATTTGTCTTACAGGTATCTGTATGATCATACGTCATCTTCCACGATTTCAAAATGTCCATCAATGATAAATCCGCAGCCACGTAAGAAATCTTCAAAATTAGCCACAATCTCTGGGAGTTGGGTAGCTTGAAATTCATGCCCTACATTCGGATGATTATTCTCAAATGTAGTACCGTCTGGTTCTTTTAGAAATGTAAATATCATTTTTCAATTATCCTTAAATATTTAGTGCATCGTTTACAATATACCCATGAAACAGTCACATGATCTATTACGTCATAGTTGTGACCAAACCATTTACACCATAATTTAGTAATCACCTTCACACTCCTCTAATAAGTATTTAATGTAACGATGAGCCAAGAAAGAACATTCAGGCGCATCTCCTGTACTACTAGCAAAATACTCAGTACCATCATTACGGTAGCCAAGTACAATCACCATAGAAAGTCCCTTAGCCCCATCTAATACATTACTGACTGGGACAAGACCTTTAGTGCTGCCAGGAAACTGTGAAATAGTCATATCTCTTCCTTTTCTAGTTTTTCGTACATCATGCGTGTTGGAAATCTAGGTAATTCAGAGTTATAACGACCTGTTCTTACATAAGATACAAATGCTTTACAGGCAAACCCATGACGGCACATTTTAAAATGATTACACGTTATACAAGGGTCTTTTGACTTATTAAATAAAGAACCCTTTAAATATCTGGTTAGTTCAACTACTCCCTCCATAGAATCACCTCCGCAGTCATTCTGTGTAATTCAGCCTCACATAAAGTAGTCACTAAGTCTAATATCTGCGATGCGTGACCATTAATATACATTTGTAATATCATATATTCGTGGTCGTGTAATGCACTTCCTAGTTTGCTAACTGGTGGTTCACCATCCAAAATTGAATGTTTTACATCTTCCATTTCTTCATCGAAGCTCATTGTTTCCTCCCTATAAGTTGAATGAGTAAATAAATTATATCAAATAAAATTTGCATAGTGTAAATTATTTTAGTAAAATTTAATTTTCATAGGAGGAATTATGCAACACAAGAAATTTTTAAGTCAAGATGAAAACCATTTTGTCTCATGGGAAGTCTGTGAATACAATACGGCTTGGGATGATAAAGTTCATTTTTTGCCTGAAATTACTATATTTGATGGGGATAAGGCAGTTTATTTTGGTTCTGGTATTGAGTCTATTCGTGCGTTAATACCTGAATTACAAGCATTTATTAAAGAATATGATGCCGTTGTAAAAAAACATCAGTCTAAGCCTGCTAAGATGAAAGTTAAGAAATGAGTGAAAGGTTTTATAAGCCGATTATTTATTTAGTCAAGCGTCATGGCAGTATGAAACGTGCAGCAAAATGTCTAGGGGTATCTCACCAACTGTTGTTTTATTGGAACAGAAAGAAGAGTATGCCTGACAATTGGAAGGTTTATCTACATAAAAAGTATAGAGTGCCGTATAAGTATTTTTTTACACATTTAGAAGAACAGTTGAGCCAAAAAAAATGACAAGATTAGTATGTTGGTTTAGTTGTGGTGCTGCTAGTGCCGTTGCCACAAAACTAGCAATTAAAGAGCTAGGGGGGGGGCATGAAATAGTTATTGCTTATACTGAAGTTATTGAAGAACATCCTGATAATAAGAGATTTTTAGCCGACTGTGAAAATTGGTTTGGTCAAAAAATACTGATATTAGGCAATGATAAATATGAAAGATCAATTTATAAAACTTTTGAAAAGTCAGCAATGAATATTAAAGGTGCAGCACCTTGCACTAGGATGCTTAAAAAGACAGTTAGAGAGCGTTTTGAAAAGCCTGATGATATACAAGTATTTGGATATACTGCTGAAGAACAAGATAGATATGATAGATTCTTAGATGCCAACAACATTAAAGCTATAGCCCCATTAATTGATAGGGGGTTGGGAAAAATAGATTGTTTAGCCATGTTAGAAAATGCAGGAATCGAATTACCTGCAATGTATAAATTGGGTTATCACAATAACAACTGTATTGGTTGCGTAAAAGGTGGTAAGGGTTACTGGAATAAAATTAAAGTTGATTTTCCTGAACAATTTAATCGTATGGCTAAATTAGAAAGATTTAAGAAGCAAACTGTTTTAAAAGAATGTTATTTAGATGAATTA